ATGTCACGCATTAAAAATTACCAAGATGCCAAGGTCAAAGCGCAACAAGAACTGATAACCGGGCTCCCACAATGGGAAAACGAATATGATATGATTCATGACACCATAGAAAAAAAGTTAAGGCGATAGAATAAATATATAAATATACATTATAATGACAGAAGAGAAATTAACACCTATTGAAGCCATTAGTGAGTATTATAGGTTGAAAGAAATATACAAAAGTGACTACTATGAGAAATATATTAGACCTATTTTAAAATCAAAAAAGACTAAAAGAGAGAAACGTGTGGAATATTCACGATTGCCTAAACCGGAATGTATCAATTGTAAAAGAAATGTTGGCACTATTTTTTCTATTAATGTCAACGAAGCCGAATATTTACGTACATTTGTAGCAAAATGTGGTGATTTACGGTCACCTTGCCCATTAGATATTCAAATTAATTATTCCATGCGCGAAGGTTATGAAAAAATGATTGTAGAAGGCTTAAAAAATATCGACAACCTTAAATTAGATATTATCAAGGAGAAAAACAATGTCCTATTTTTTAACGCACAAATAAATAGCAAATTTGCTGATTTAACAAGTGAACTAAAAGCAGAATCCGAAAACACTGGATTGGTCATCGAAGGAGATATATTGAAAAACGATAATCCGGCCAAGGCTCAATTATTGCGTAAAACAATTGACGATTTTGGTAAGGGGTTATTGCTCCCGTTTAAACAGATGGTTCAAGAATATGTAGATACCGATAACGAGTTAATTTTGAATCGCGCCGTAAGATTTTATGTCGATGAAATGATGCCCAAATTAAAAGAAATACAGAGCTTAAAATATCAAGTCAATTTCGTCGAATACGATGATAATGGTGAGTATAAATTAATACAAATGCCCAACTCAATAGAAAGCAAGGAATATTGGTCAGCTAGACAAGATAAGGTGCTTAAATTTGTTAGGGGCACTAAGGGTAGCGCAAGCTCTGTTAAATCACCAACTACAAAAAAATCAAAAACAACTACGAATAAGGGTACGTTAAAGGTGAAGCATTTGGGACAAAAATTGGAATTACAAAATGCGACAGAGGCTTTAGAAGAATTGGAGCAATCGGTACCACTACCCTTACCTAATCCTAGTGCGTAAAAACCTTCTAAACAAGAAGATAATCTCATTGTAGTGCTGTAGTGCTGTAGTACTATCGTATTTTACATTATATACAATTACAATGCCGATTTTTTTATAATATATATATATATATATACAAATGGAAAACGGAAGAATGATGGTGTTACATTCTGCTATAATCGGTATTTTATTATACCTATTTATGATTTTTATACTTGGTCAAAATCAAATTGTTGCCGAAAATCGAAGCATCTTAATGGCTGCAGTGATATTGGCGTATATGATTTTATTTGGTCATGGCTTACCAACTTCAATTAATAAAAATTTATTTTAATTATATTATTACATTACAACATTATAATAATATAGGCGTTTCAAATGTCCAAAGGCGTAAATTATAGACAATATTTATAATGAATAATAAAATTGCGAGAAATCTTCGATTAAAATGAAAAATCTTCGATTAAAATGATTTTTATAAATTAAATTGTGTAATAAATATATATGCTAACTGACTACATATCTTTACCCGTGTTTATAACAAGTTTTGCTATTGGTCTCGTGTTTGTTTATGTGTTAGGTCCGGAAACTCAAAATATATATGTTTATCCCACGCCTCAAACCTATATGAATTACCAGTATAAAGATGGGTCCGGACAATGTTTCGAGTTTAAACCAGTAGTAACAGAATGTCCTATGAATTCTTTCTCTGTTAAAACAGTTCCAATACAAAAATAAAGTAACAAACCAATCAACATAATTATAAAACAAATCAAATAGAACTAATAAATTATTTATATTATTTTTTAGATGTATAATATAAATGTATTTGGATAAATTTGTTAGTAGTTATACTGGTAAAATTATCATGTCAATTTTGTTAGGAATAGGGTTGGCCACATTCTTTAGAGCAGTTTGTCAAGGAAAACGTTGTAGAGTCATGACAGCGCCTCCTATCGAGGATATAGACGACCAAACCTATCGTTTTGACGGTAAATGTTATAAAATTGAGAAAAATGCTGTTCAATGTAACAAGAAAAAAACAGTGCTCAAAATATAGTTTTGCGTATATTATTTAATCGCCAAATCTTTAGATAATATATGTCCGAAATAAATACCACAAGTATAAATGATTTACCAACTGATCCGGCTAATGGCGGCAGCATCGGTGGTAATATTAGTATGGTTACAAATGATTCCAATATTCCTCCGAATAATACTGGGTCTGGTTCTAGCGCTAGCACTTTATCGCTCGACCAGAGCACAATTAGCCAGATAGTAAATGGGCTACAGCAAGCGAGTATCGCTGGCGCAACTCAGTTGCCAAGCCGAGATATTCCAATGAAAACAGAGCATCTGACGCATGACAACTATGTTCAGCCGAATTATGTCCCTCCACCGACCACTCAAGATTATATTGCTGAATCCGAGGACATGTCTGCGTATTATAGGAAAGAGAAGACGGAAAATACATTGGATTCACTTTATGATGAGATACAAGCACCTCTACTTTTAGCAGTATTGTATTTTTTGTTTCAGTTGCCGTTCTTTAAGAAAGCGGTTTACAGATATTTGCCGTTTTTGTGCCATACTGATGGAAACTATAATTTTAATGGACTTGTGTTTACGTGCGCATTATTTGGGTTTATTTATTACAGTTTGTCGAAAACCGTAAAACATTTTAGTAAATTTTAGCTTGTGTATACTATCTAAAAATATATGGTAATTATATATGATTACTGAAATTTCAACAATGCAAGCGGATTTAATAAAATCGTTTGCTATTTTTTATTTGTTGTTAGTAGGAAACTATATTGGACAGAGTTTATTCACGTGTCTACAAATACATTATATAAATCAGCATAAATTATTACAGTTTATTATAGCTTTCTTTTTATTCTACTTTTTAGTAACGGTAATAGCAGATACTGGTCATCTAGAACTAACACCACCAATAGAGAAGCTCGTATATTCATTCTTTTATTTTATTGGATTCTTGTTAGTTATGCGGTTAGAAATAAAAATTACAGCCGTTGTTTTAATACTTATTTTTGCTGTTTATTTTATAGAATTAAATAAGGACTTTTATTTGGAACCGCCAATCAAAAACAAAGAGGAGGAACGCATTTTTATGGATAATCAATATTGGATTACATTTGATTGGCCAATTGAGATACGTTTGTTTCCGGTTCGTAAAGAAGATTTTATGATGATTAACCAATTAGAAACCGGAATATATTATTTAATTATAGTTTTGTTAGTTGTTGGATTTATTGCTTATGGTGGAGAAATCAAAGATACATTAAAGCATAGTAAAAACTTGACTTGGATAGATGTAATAATGGATTCACAAATATGTGAATTAAAGAATAGAAAAAGTTTTTGGCACTATTTACAAATGGGATTGGGAATAAAAATATAATATGTAAATTAGATAAACAGTAATTTACATATTGTAAAAGATATAAAGATTGTCTATGTATTAATAGTAGTTAATTTATGTTTGGTAATTTTTCATTAGATATGCAGCTAAAGCAATTATCCGGAAATATTTTTAATATGGTTTTATTTAACAGTATTAAAACCGGTAATCCATTCATAGACACATGTACCACTACATTACTACTAACAGTGCTAACATATTTGTTCCAATTTGTTACCGATTTTATTCATACCATCGATATAAAACATATTCGAATATATCATTTATTACGTTTTTTTAAAAACAAATCGCAAGTTGAATATGAAGGGAAAATATCGTCTAGTACATCCTATTACGAAAATAAATTCCACGAAGTACATCATTTTAGCGACCGTTTCAAAGCATTGTGGGCACATATTATTGAAAATGTAGGTGACAACAAAACTGTTAACACCATTAAAGAATATAGTTTTTCTAAGTTTAAAAAGGACGAGAGCAATCGTGATGTGGGGGTTTATATGGTTGTTCAAAATGAAACATTTCTAATTTCAGAAAAATACCAGATTTATGCGTATACCACATTTGATTCAGAATTCAAAGACAATGACGATAAGGTATCAAAAGGTAGTAGTAAAATTGAAAAAATCAAAATAGACCTTTTTTCATATCATGTCGATGTTCAAACCATCAAAGATTTCGCCGAGGAGATTACAAATAAATATTTGGCTTCTATTCAAGATTTGAGAGAAAATAAACGGTATATTTATACCCTAATCAATAACAAATGGGACGAAAATATAACTGAAATGTGGTCAGAAACGTGCTTCAATAGCACCCGTACATTTAATAATATTTTCTTTGAAGAAAAAGACCTAGTTAAAAACAAATTGGATTTTTTTATTAATAATAAAGATTGGTATTATGAAATGGGTATTCCGTATTCTATTGGGATCGGTTTACATGGGCCGCCCGGAACCGGCAAAACATCTCTGATTAAAGCCATCGCAAATTACACGAAACGCCATATTATTTCCATTTCGTTGAAACAGATTAAAACCAAGAAACAACTTGACAATGTATTTTTTGAAGAAAGATATAATACGGACAATAAAAAGGGAAGTATCGCATTTGATAAGAAAATAATTGTATTTGAAGATATTGATTGTATTGGTGACATCGTATTAAGAAGAGATAACAAAAAAGAAGACGCATCTACTTCCGGATTAGGAAATAAACTAAATTACAACAAGTTGACTACGAATTCAATGATAAATGTCGGTGACTTATTAGAAACACTTGCTACCAGTGAACATACTGAAAAAATAATAATGCCAAACATGCCGCCTACTGAAGAACCTATCACTTTGGATGACATCCTCAATTTGTGGGACGGTATTCGCGAAACACCCGGCAGAATTATGATTATTTCGTCCAATCATTATTATGATTTGGACCCGGCACTGATTCGTCCGGGGCGCATTGATATAACAATGGAACTATCCTATGCTAGTCGACAAATTATTGGAGAGATGGTTCAACATTTCTTCAAACGAACAATAGATGGAGATGTACTAACAAAAATCGAAGACAAATTTTATTCACCGGCTGAAATTGTTAATATATACTTGAACCATAAAAACGATTATAATACGTTTCTAGAACGACTTGTACTGAATAAGCATGTTTAAAATATTTAGAAGAAAATACCAAATCCTCTTTTGGTTTTAGTTTTTGTCTTTCGCGTTTTGTTCTTGTTTCTCTGTGTTTTAGATTTATTCTTATTTTTATCTTTTTTATGCTTCTCTTGTTCTTTTAATCCTTTTATATCTTGTGGGCGATATCGTAAAAACCATTCTTCAAATTCGAGACTATTTCTTTTGCTCTTGAGTTCCATATATTTTTCCGATTTTTCTGCTCGCATTTCCTCAATGGTTTCTTGATGGCCTACGCAATTAAGACTAAAACGTTTTAATAGCCCTCTTTGCGCTAATCTGTTTTTCTCTTGAACCATAAACAAATAATTCGCCATACATAAAATACGGTCCTTGTCGTAATAGGGTCTATCCGCATATAAAAATGCTAACCAAAAACTAAGCATAGTATCAATGGTTGCGATTTTAACATCATATCCATCGTGTTTAATTACATTATAGCTATGACATGCTAACGGTTTATAAATAAACGCAACCGTATCTTTGCCGACTCTTATTTCGTAATGAGGCGCGATAATCTCACCTACTCCCGGACGCTCAATTATTTTCACATTTTTAACACCAATGTCAGCTAAGCGTTCTTGAACAATTTGCGCAGTTAACACGGGTTCCTCAGATAAAACATCAAAATCGGGTATTTTCTCCAATTGGTGACGCAAGTGTTTCGGCATATAATGTGAATACATGGATAATGCGTAACCTCCAAAAAATACAACACCTTGATCCATTAATGTTTGTTGAATGGACTCATATATTTCGTCCGCATGCTCTGTATCCGTCATTTCACGCTGAAACTCAATATGAGAGCATTGTTTACCCATTAATGGGTAATGTTTATTCAACAATATTAGCCGTTTTAATACTTTTTCCCATCGACTCACATCTCCCGCTGGCCTAGATAATTCTAAATACATTCCCATTCGAAGTAAATTGGGAGGCGCGTACAAAATACCAGCAACACGTATGGCCTCATTTTTAATTGCTTTGAATAAATCCTTGGGAATATATGTTAAATCTGCTACGGGAATAAAATTAACAAATACTTTATAGGTGCCGTGATGTTGACCCGATTTGGCTTCTACTTCTTGGAACCCATTTTCTAGATATATGTCTACGAGCTCTTTCGCGTCGTCGAGGGCTGTAGAGCTATAAAAATCATAATCTGGAATTTCAATATCTTTGTTATAGAATTGATCTTGTTTTGGCAATATAGCATTGATAGCAGTACCACCATAACAGACCAACTGTTTTCTTCGCAAGAAGTTTTCTACAATGCTTATAATACGTTTTACTTCCGGGGAATTCGCAACTTGCTTGCCTTGTATTTCTTCTGCGCTATCTACTGCTTGACGTAAAATGGCGAGTTCACAATCGCCAAAACTTAACCCATTACATATTTTATCATTTTTTGTATTTCTCATTATATATTATCACAATATTTTTTATAAGTTATTTAAGCAAATAACTTATAATCCATTTCCATTATAAGCCTAAAATATATTAACGCACTATTTCTCTGGTACTGGTTCATAATGTCCGCCGGTCCAATAAATCTGGATGGTTTTATTGTAAATGCCGGATGTTGGTAAAAACTCTATATCTTTATTAGGACCACGTCTTGCGTATATCCTATAATTCTTTACAATGATACGTAATTTCCATATATTACATGCGGCTTGAATTTCAATAGCACCGCCCCACGTACTTGGTAAACGCATTTTCCTTATATAATTAGATTGCTCAAAGGAAATGACTGTGGTTGTATCCAACCCCGAGATAATCGGTTTATTTTCTTGTAAATAGTCGCATATTTTTTGACGAATTGTGTAACTATCTTCCCCAATAAAATGTTGTAAACTGTTAAAAAGACAGCTCATATACTGTGTTTATAAAAGAAAAACCACAAAAAATATTACTAACAAATACAAATACAAATACAAATACCAGTAACAGTAATTTAAATGTCGAATTTGTAAAAATCGGATTGAACTGTGCGTGTAGCATATGAAAGAGCGGGATTTTGTTGCGGCGGCAAAGGAATCGTAATCGGAATATAGCGTAACTTATCTGGTTTCAATACAAAAGCATGCGCATGGTCGTCAAAGTAAGCATCATTTGTTTCCATATTTTCATCTACTAATGGGTAACGCATTGCGACGAGTTGACATCCCGTTTCTACGACAGCATTAAAGTATGGATTTATGGGGTCAGCACCAGCATTGGGTAAACAAATGGTCATATTTTGTCTGTTATACTCAATCAAATCGGTAGCACTAATGTTCATTGTTTCAATATCCGAATAACGAATTGCCTTCATAAATACAGAGTTACTTGTCATGTTAATAAATTTATAGAATTCGGGGACCTCCAAATAACTCGTATTAATCTTCTCCATAATGATCACGACCTTTCCTAGCAGTTTTTGTACTTCCACTGCGCCAAAATTCTGTCCATTATATTCCGAATCGTATTCTTTTCCAAGTAGAATGCTATCATAGCTTTTCAATAGTACAGCAAAATTCTTGTACATTTCTAAATGATTACTTTTTATACGTAAGTGAATAATAATGGGGTCTCTAGAATTAGGAGCCGTAGAAGTAGAAAAGGCATAATCACGAATGACATTCATTACATCTGAAAAATTGACATAATTAAACGTCTCCTTGACATGATAGTTATCAATCGTCGATGTAGCGACTACGGGCTGGTCATTGATTGAATAAATCTCAAAGTCTAAGCCTCTTACGCCTTGCTTTAACAAATCCTTCATGATTTGAATGTCAACATAATCGTTTTTGTAACTGCCACCGCTGCAACAATTATAAGCCGTTTTAATGTAGTAATCGCGCAAGGAGTAATTATTAGGGGAATCCGCAATTGATTGTATTTTTCCATTTAAATCGCCATATATAGTATCCATTGTTCTAACCTCTTTACCTCTTAATGATGATACATAAAAGTAATAGACAATAATGATTATTAATATAATACATGTCAAAGCATACCATAATAATGTTTCGCTTACCGCTGAATTATTCTGAAATGTTGAAAGTATTTTTTGCGTATCTACCATATTATATTATATAAATAAAGAATTAAAAATATATTTATATAATTATAATAATAATATGAGTGGCGGTGGATTAATGCAACTGGTCAGCCAAGGACAACAAAATATTGTACTAAATGGGAATCCCTCTAAAAGCTTTTTTAAAGCAACTTATCATAAATACACTAATTTTGGTCTACAAAAATTCCGTGTTGATTTTGAAGGTTCCAAAACATTACGATTATCGGAAGAATCCTATTTTACATTTAAGATTCCTCGATATGCCGATCTATTAATGGACTGTTATTTATCCGTAACATTGCCCAGTATTTGGAGTCCCATTTTACCACCTCAGCAAGTTACCGAAGAAACTACTGCGCAAGGATTAGGCAATATTGAACAATGGGCGCCTTATGAGTTTAAATGGATTGAAAATATTGGTGCGAAAATGATTAGTAAAATTCAAATTACTTGTGGTAATTATACACTACAAGAGTTTTCTGGTGATTATTTATTAGCAGCAGTTCAGCGCGATTTTAACAATGCTAAAAAAGGATTATTTGACACGATGACTGGTAATGTCCCGGAGTTAAATGACCCGGCCAATGCGAACTCACGTGTGAATTCGTATCCGAATGCTTATTATACAAGTGATTTAGCTGGTCCGGAGCCATCTATTCGTGGGCGAGTTCTGTATATTCCGTTAAACGCTTGGTTTGGTTTGAAATCTCAAATGGCATTTCCTTTAACATCTCTACAATACAACGAACTTCATATCAATATTACATTTCGACCAATTAATCAATTGTTCGCAGTCCGTGATGTATTCGATGCGACAAACAATTATCCATATGTGGCGCCTAATTTCAATTTGTGGTATATGCAGTTTTATCGGTTTTTACAGCCGCCTCCAGATGTTAGCGTAGCAATCGACTCTTATAGTGACCAAAGAACGCTGTGGAATGCTGATATTCATTTGAATTGTACCTATGGATTCTTATCCAATGACGAGGAGAGACTCTTTGCGCTACAAGAACAAAAATACTTGATAAAACAAGTACATGAAACGAAGTTTCCCAATGTTACCGGACCAAATCGCGTAGATTTGGATTCTATCGGTATGATATCTAGCTGGCTCTTTTATTTCCAGCGAAGTGATGTAAATTTAAGAAATGAATGGTCCAATTATACGAATTGGCCATACAATTATTTGCCATTGAATGTAGTTCAAGCGCCTACATCTGGCAATTATACTGTTTATCGTACCCAATCGGGTCAACTTGTGCCCGTTTCCATTGGTCCCGGTGTCAATCCAGATGGAACCTTAACGGGTCTTGTTATTAATCAAACCTATAATTTACAAAACGAAAAGTTTATATTGGTAGCACTAGGTATTTTATTAGACGGTTCTTATAGAGAAAATATCCAACCAGCGGGCGTTTACAATTACATAGAAAAATATATTAGAACATCCGGTAATGCGCCAGATGGCCTTTATTGTTATAACTTTTGCGTACATAGCAATAATTCAGATTTACAGCCTTCCGGTGCGATGAACATGAGTCGATATAATCAGATTCAATTGGAATTCACAACTGTGGTTCCACCATTAGACCCATTAGCTCAAAGTTTAACCATTTGTGATCCCGAAACCGGCAATATTATTGGTATTAATAAACCCACTTGGCGCATTTATGATTATAATTTCGATTTACATCTATTTGAAGAGCGAATCAATATTGTCAACTTTATTGGTGGAAATGCCGGCCTATTATATGCTACTTAAAATAGCTACAATAATTACAATAATTATGATAAATAAGCATTAGATGCGGGCGGAAGCGTCTCATAAAATGTACCCGTTGTACTTATTGTGGTGGGATATTTATTCTCTATTTCAAAAGGTTTGCTATTTGGCGTATCTATAATCGCTTGAGATATGCCTTCACTATACTTGTCGTATGACTCCCTTTTCTTGTTATAAAGTTGTAATCCATCATTGAACGATTTTTGCCATAAATCAACGCCCAAATACGGTTTTTTTATTTGCGCATTTTTTGACCCCGGAGTCGCTTCAGCAAAATCTATACTGTGACTGTCATAACCAATACCAGTAGTTAACGGACTATATTGAAGTCCTTGTGGACCAAGTTTTCCACCGTCATCATAAGGTGCTACAACCATTGTATCGCTGGCAGTTAGTGGAGTAGGTCCGGGATTACAACCTTGACAATCGACGTCAGATGTACATTGAGTGCGGCTGATTGCGCATTGGGCTTGAGGGCCACAAAAATTCTGACAACTTAATTTGTTAGTAAGAGGCAAATCGACTGTATGGCTATATAAAGGAGAATTCAGATTATCATAATGAATTTGCGCATCTTTTGGAAAAGGATAGAGTCTCTCTATGTAACGTTCGAAATTAGTTAGGCCTTCTCTTTTACAAATGAGATTATTCACAATTAAGTAACTACCCCATTGTATGATTATCCATAAAAGCAATAAACAACCTATAATATATATAATTAGTACTTTAGTGCTCATTATATATACTGTAATATAAAAGTTTGTATACAAATGTAATCAAATGTAAGAAAAATGACTAAATAATTGTGATTTTATTTGTATTTTTTAATATACATTTATTATAATGTCAACAACCGATACAAGTTCTATTGATGATAAAAAGAATGATAGTACTGGAGCCTCTAATGGAATAGATATTAAAGGATTCTTCAAAAACTATATTAGTAGTATACTTTTTACCATTATTATTAGTGTTTTTATTATTGGAAGTCTGGGTCTATATACAACAAAAGTTGCGCAAGCTAATATTTTACCAGATGACATAAATTTAGCACCTTATACCAATTTATATCGTCCAGTAGAAGAAATGCCTATAGACATAAATATAAAACGTGCGAACATATTTTTTACAAGCAATGACGATGTTTCCCAAAAAGCACAATTTTTAACAGCTAATTTTTTAGCAAGCTTTAAGAATTCTTTTATATGTAAATTAAAGACATATTCGTCTCCTAATGCGAGCTGGTTCTCAAATGGAACCCAATACTTTTCAAGCGTTTACGATAGCATGTGTGCTGTAAATTACTGGGCAATTACAACCATATTTTATTATTTGAGTTTCCTACCAGAACCGTTTATTATGTTATTGTATAGTTTTTTCGGTATATTTTTATGGATTGGTTTGTATTTTTTTAATATTTGTACTTGTTTAGCGTTTCATTTCTTCCATATACCCCAACTAGTAAGAAACGCGCACAAAAACAATCGTGATGAATGGCAAGCACAAGCAGACATTACATTCTTTAATTGGAAAACATTATTTTTAGGTATATGGTTTATTCCGGTGATTATTTCGGTTATTCTCTTCCCCATTTTTAATACCATTTATGGAATTTTAACTCCTTTAACTGCGACTTATAAAATAAAAGGGGATAAATCATCACAGTCCCATGATTTTTGGGACTTTTTAAAAGATACATTTATGTATAAAAAACTATTTTTCCTCGTTTTAGCAACATTTAGTCTTATTTCAAATGGGTCGGCTTACCTAGGACCATCGTCATTAATATATATTATTATTGCGATTGTTGTCGCATATTATATGGGTATTTACAATAGCGACATTCCTAGTAGCGGAACTGATAATTTCACTTCTGGAATTAGACAGCATGTTAAAATAGCAAAAATTGGAAAGATAGACCCTAATGTCACTATAGATATTTGTACACCACCGGCTAAAGAAGGTGGTAGTAGTAGTAGTAGTAGTACAGTAACTTCTGAAAAGAAACTATTAATCCCACTTGATGAAATAAAAGCTGATTTCCAAAATACACTAACAAATGATACGACTAGTGAACCAATAAAAGAAATTGAATTACAGCCAATAAAACCAAAAGAAACATCAATAGAAACTGTAAAACCAGTAGAAACAATACCAAAAGAAACACCAATAAAACCAGTAGAAACAATACCAAAAGAAACACCAATAAAACCAGTAGAAACTGTAAAACCAAAGGAAATTGAATTACAGACAATAAACCCTATTACAAACACTACAACAACCGTAACAAAGATAGAACCGGCAGCACAACCTCAGCCAGTTTTTACAAACAATCAAGTAGGCGATGAACAATTAGGTGGAGGGAAAAGGGTTAAAACAAAGGTAAAACCAATACATCAAAAAAAATATAATATAAGATTTATATAAAAATATGTTTGTATAAAAATATGTAAAAATAAAATAAAAATATAAATACATGTATTTATTTTATTCATTATGAATAAAACTAAACTAACAAACAACTTACTCCCATTTGTTAGTATATGTACACCAACATTCAATCGTAGACCCTTTATTCCCTCTTTGATTCGTTGTTTCCAGTTACAAACTTATCCAAAAGATAGAATAGAATGGATTATTATTGATGACGGAACAGACCCGATTGGAGACCTTGTTACAGATATTCCTCAAGTGAAGTACTATTATTATGAAGAAAAAATGTTATTGGGTAAAAAGAGGAACTTAATGCATCAGAAATGTTTGGGTGATATTATTGTGTATATGGACGACGATGATTATTATCCACCCCAGCGAGTAGAGCACGCTGTTGAAAAATTACAACATAATCCATCTTATTTATTAGCCGGTGCGTCAGAAATGTATATTTACTTTGATTCGAAAAACAAAATATATCAATGTGGTCCGTATAAGCAATATCACGCCACTGCGGCTACCTTTGCGTTTAAAAGGGAATTATTAAAGGATACATTGTATGATGATGAAAACGCGTTTGCGGAGGAAACTAAATTTACAAAAGGATATACCATTCCCCTTATCCAACTGGATCCGTTGAAAACTATTCTGGTATTTTCACATAAACACAATTCTTTAAATAAGGAAAAATTGCTGGAAAATCCAGAGCAGAGTAAAATGAGCGTTTCGCGCCTTACTGTAAACGATTTTGTAAGAGATGCTGACTCAAAGCAATTCTATATGTATGATGTAAATACTCTTTTGGAAAACTATGAACCCGGTAGACCCGAAAATAAACCATTGGTTCTAGCACAAATAAAAGAAATGGAGCAAAATAGAGAACAGAAAATACAACAATACAAAGCATATATGGAAGCACAGCAAAAGATAGCCGGATCAATTGAAAAGGGTTCGGAAGAAATACGTCGCGAATACGAAAAAAAACTAAATGATAAGAATGTTATTATTACTGAATTAATTAAAAAGGTAAAGGAACTAACAAATGAATTGGCTGGTTATAAAACCACTAACAAATAAAACTACTAACAAATGAAGTGAAGTGAAATACTATACACATAAATGTAGTAACAAATAATATATTTTTAAAAATAATTTAAAGACAAAACGAACTATAATGTATACTAGATAGATGCCTTACGAAGAATACTACAATCCTACAGATGATGCCGTTTTCGATGATAGCAAGAAGGATAAGTCTGTAGAGAAATTGCGTGAATTTGATAGATATTACCAGAAGCATGTGAAAGTTATTAATGATACATGGACTGATGGCAAATTTTACAAGAAGGTGAATATTCAAAGTTATGGTTCGGGTCAAGTTGGAACAAGAATCCGAAATGCTGTTACGGGCCAGTATTACTCTTATTTGGTGGGTAGCGTTAATGAAGACCTTTTGTTTAAGGTTATTGATGCTGTAGGTCGCAACGAAAGAAAGGACCCATTGTTTTTGTTTTATGATAGTCCGGAGCAATACGAGAACCATCAATTTGTTCATTTGGAACAACCACTAAAGGAAGCTTGGTACAACAAGAACTTGGCAGCACGAGCTAAGCAGACAAATTAAATTAAATTAAACAGATAAATTT